CCCCCAAATTGGATTGATGGAACCGAACAGAAGTTTGCATACTATCCCACTCATTCGATTCCACGATTCGATTCCACGATTTCATTCCACGATTCGATTCCCTTCCTTAATCATGCGCCCACTAACATTGTTATCTTGTCCGTACATCAGGGCTAACA